TATCGATGAAAAATCCAAACTGACTTAGATTAAAGTCAATGTTTGCAACATTATACCATCCCCTGATGCGATAAATTTCTTCGTCATACTTCCTATCACGATTTTCTAAAAATAACAAATCTTGTATATTTGCTACATTATATGAGTCAATAACAGGCTGATCGGCAGTGCCGTTGGCATTTAGCTTTGGACCCATGTATTTGTGCAAATATACGTCAGTACCGCCAACCTGAAACATTTCAGATATTTGTCGGTCCATAAACTTAAAATCTTGCCCACGTTCGGGTTTGTATAGGGATAGTCTTGGCATATGATATTTATCGTTAGATAAATATGAGTGGAGAACTAAAATGGACGATAAAGCCCCAACTAATACATCATCATCGATAATAGAGCGAAACAAAGTATTTGAATACGTTAAAGCCATGCTGGGCGATGGAATGATCGAAGTAGAGCTAGATCCAATCCACTATGAAACTGCGCTAGATCGTGCTATGAACCGATATAGACAACGTAGTCCAAATGCTGTTGAAGAAAGCTACAGTTTTTTAGAACTACAACAGGATGTAAACGAATATAGACTGCCTGACGAAATTATCAGTGTACAAAGTGTGTTCCGTAGAGCTATCGGTTCGCGTACTGGCATGGGCGCAGGCGGAACTTTGTTTGAACCGTTTAATTTGGCCTATACCAACACTTATTTGTTAACCGGGTCGTCTATGGGCGGCTTGGCCACATATGAAATGTTTGCAGGATATCAAAAACTAGCTGGTCGTATGTTTGGTGCATTCATTGAATTCAATTGGAAACCAACCAGTCATATTTTAAATATTCTTCAACGACCGTTTGCTCAAGGCGAACAAATTTTAATCAAGAGCCAAAATTTTCGACCCGACTGGGTTTTACTACAAGACATTTATGCTAAACAGTGGTTGAAGGATTATTCGCTTGCCAACTGTAAAATCATGCTGGGCGAAGCTCGTAGCAAGTTTGGCACCATTGCTGGCCCAGGTTCGGGCGGCATTCAGCTAAACGGTAAAGATTTAATTAGTGCAGGTACTACCGAATTAAAAGAACTGGATAAAGAACTAGAAACCTATGTTGCGGGCGGCACGGGTTATACTTTTGTAATTGGTTAAAAAATATTTGACCTTGTAATAAATCTGTTATATACTAGCGTTACATTAGGAGACGCTATGATTATAGGTGTATGCGGGTTTATTGGTTCTGGCAAAGATACAGTTGCTGATTATCTTACTAACTTCCATGGCTTCCGACGAGAATCATTTGCTAACTCCTTAAAAGACGCGGTAGCTCATGTGTTTGGCTGGGATAGAACAATGCTTGAAGGACGCACAAAACAAGCACGTGAATGGCGCGAACAAGTAGACCCATGGTGGGCTCAACGACTTGATATGCCTAACCTAACACCTCGCTGGGTACTACAATACTGGGGCACTGAAGTGTGCCGTAAGAGCTTTCACGATGACATATGGATTGCTAGTCTTGAAAACAAACTCCGTAACAGCAAAGACGACATCGTTATCAGCGATTGCAGATTTCCTAATGAAATCAAAAGTATTAAAGACGCTGGCGGTATTGTAATACGGGTTCATCGTGGTCCGGAACCTGAATGGTACGACGATGCTGTTAATGCCAACAAGGGAGAAACTGGTAATTTTTCTTGGTCCACTAGCCGTAGCAAACTTGAAAAATTAGGAATTCATGCCAGCGAAACTGCATGGGTTGGAACTAGATTTGATGCAGTACTTGATAACAATGGCAGTATAGATGACTTGTTTGCCAGAGTCAAAGATCTGGTACAAGATCACCTTGCTTCCACTTCTGACCTTCTTTGTGAAGAACACGCTGACAATTTGCACACACTGTCTTAAGATTAAGCGGCCTGCAATTATTTAAATCTCCATCTACGTGGAACACTGCAAATACTTCTTTATGCAGGCTTTTAAACCCGCATTTATCGCAAGTATTTTTCATACGATATCCTGAACGATACCATCTAGCAACGCCTTTACCAGCGAGACAAGATTCACACTGGCTCCTATAATAAGTACGCCCATTTTTTTTATAGTTAACAGCCGCAGGTTTAATTCCGCAAGTACAAAGTGGTCTCATACTTTATTTACACCTTTTCAAAACCTTTTTCTAGCTAATAACAAGGATAAAAATCCAAAATCCACTAAATACATTGAAGAACATGTACTCATGGAGATTAAAAAATGGCTCAACTTAGTTCACCAGGCGTAAGCGTAACAGTTATAGATGAAAGTTTCTATACACCAGCCGCGGCCGGCACAGTTCCGTTAATTGTAGTTGCATCAGCAGAAAACAAACAAAACGGAGCGGCAACAGGCACAGCGCCTGGCACATTGAAAGCAAACGCTGGAAAAGTATACTTACTAACAAGTCAGAAAGATTTGTCAGATACGTTTGGTATTCCTAAATTTTATACTGATGCAAATAATAATCCTATCCATGCTGGCGAACAGAATGAATATGGCCTAGCTACTGCATACAGTTTCTTAGGCGTGAGTAATCGTGCATATGTTGTACGTGCTGACTTGGATGTAGGACAACTTACTGGTACTCCAACAACACCAACAAGTCCAGCAGAAGACGGCACATATTGGCTTGATACCACTGACACTAAATTTGGTGTATTTGAATGGAACGCTAGCCCTGCAACAGTTGCAGACGGACAATCATTCAGTGTACAAAAAGTAACAGTAATTACAGAAGCTTCTAAAGTTACAGCGGCTCCTAATTATGTACCATTAGCAAGCGTTGGCGCAATTGGCGACTATGCAATGGTTGCAGTAACAACATTAAACAAATTATATTTTAAAAAATATACATCAGCAACTGCCGCAGGCACATGGGTTGAAGTTGGTTCCACAGCATGGGCCGCAAGTTGGCCAGCAGCCACAGGAACTATTGCTAATAGTTCAATTACATTGTTAACTGGCGATACTCTTGTTATCAATTCAACTACATTCACTGGTGTAACTACGCTAACTGGATTAGTAGCCGCAATTGGCACTACAGTTTCTGGTGTAACAGCCGCAATAATTAATGAAAAATTAAACTTGTTCTCAACAGGTGTAGACATTGTATTATCTGGAACTACAGTAGCCAAAGTTGGTTTAAGCTCTACAACATACATGGCTCCTGCCATGGCAATGTCAGCACACACAAGTGTTCCTACATATAAAATTACGGACAACACATCAACTGCTAACGGTCGTCCAACTGGCTCTGTATGGGTTAAAACTACCAACGCAAATGCTGGCGCAGACTGGATTATTAAGAAATACAACAGCGCAACTCGTTCTTGGATCACACAAACTACAAAGCTATTCCCAACAAATCAGTCTGCGTTGGCAACGATGACGAAGGCGGTCCAGAGATTGCTACATTTAAAATTTACAAACGCAGTGGTGTAGGTGCAACTACTATTACTAGCTCGCCTATTACTAGCAGTACATTTACAGCAGGCGCAAACAGCTTTACAGTACAAGAAAGCGTAATTGGTAGTGGTACATTAACTTCAGCTGTGACTATTACATTCACAGCCGCAGGTGCTGCCGCAGATTCAGATGCAGTTATTGCTGCCTTTAACGCCGCATTACCTGATTCAAAATTAGTTGCTACAAAAAATGCCAACAACTCAATTAACATTACTCACACTGTTGGTGGAGATTTTAGATTAGTTGACACTACTAATTTGCCTTTAGCAAAAATATTTTCAACTAGCACAACTGCTAATTTGTATCCTAACCCAGCAGGCACTGCAAATAACTATGTTGCAAGTTTATGGTCAGCTGTGTTAAACGGTACAGCAATTGCAGCCGCAAGTGCAACACCTCCAACAAACATTGCCGCTGACGGCCAATTATGGTACAACAACGATATTGACGAAGTTGATATCATGATACACAACGGCACCACATGGGTTGGCTATAAGAACTACACTCAAAACCAAGTTGGTGGAGATATAACCGATCCAATGGGTCCTAAAGTAAGTGCAACACAACCAACTGTACAAAGCGACGGAACACCGTTGGCCAACGGCGACTTGTGGATTGACACTAGCGATTTAGAAAACTATCCGTTAATCAAACGATACAATTATCTAACTAAGAAATGGGTATTGTTAGACAACTCAGATCAAACAAGTGAAAACGGTGTACTATTCCACGATGCACGTTGGAACACAGACGGTCTAACTGCTACTAAAGCAGAAATTAGTGATTTGTTGACCAGCAACTTCTTAGATTTTGATGCTCCGGATCCTGCACTATATCCAAAAGGCATGTTGTTATGGAACATGCGTCGTAGCGGATACAACGTGTTGAAATTTGTTAGAAATTACGTTGATACCACTACACGAAATACTCGTCAATCAAACGCATTGATGACCAACTACTATCCACATCGTTGGCTCAGTGCTGCCGCTAACCAAGTTAACGGCGCTGGAAATTTTGGACGTAAAGCAGTACGTGAAGTTGTGGTTGCCGCATTAAATGCAGAAATCAACGCTAACCAACAAATTCGTGACGAAGAAAGTCGCATATTTAACTTGATTGCTTGCCCAGGTTATCCTGAAACAATCACATCATTGGTTGCATTGAATTATGATAGAGGCATTAGTGCATTTGTTATTGGTGATACTCCTGCTCGCTTGAAGCCAGATGCAACAACAATCAGTAACTGGGGTAACAATACTGACAATGCAGTTAACAACGGCGACGATGGTTTGTTAACCACAGATGCATACTTGGGTATGTTCTATCCATGGGGTTACACTACAGACTTGTTGGGAAATAACGTTGTTGTTCCTCCAAGCTACATGATGATGCGCACTATCGCATTGAGCGATAATGTTTCATATCCATGGTTTGCTCCAGCTGGTACACGCCGTGGCGGTATCACTAACGTAAGTTCAGTAGGTTACATTGACTCGTTAACAGGCGAATTCAATGCAACAGCATTAAACACTGGACAACGCGATACACTTGCAAGTATCCATGTAAACCCAATCACATACATTACCGGAACAGGTTTAGTAAACTACGGACAGTACACACGTCAACTGAGTGCTAGTTCATTAGACAGAATCAACGTTGCACGTTTGGTAATTTATCTACGTAGACAGTTTAGTCAATTGGCAAAACCATATGTGTTTGAACCAAACGACACTATCACACGTAATGAAATCAAACAAGCCGCTGAAAGTTTACTATTAGAACTAGTAGGACAACGTGCATTGTACGACTATCTTGTAGTTTGCGATACATCAAACAATACACCAGCACGAATCGATCGTAGCGAACTATACCTTGATGTCGCAATTGAACCAGTAAAAGCAGTGGAATTTATCTACATTCCATTACGCTTGAAGAATACTGGCGAGATTAAAGGTCTATAATAATTAGGAGAACACAATGTCAATTGCATCATTATCAAGATTTACAGTACCGCTAGCTAGTAACCAAAGCTCAAGTACTCAAGGCATGTTAATGCCTAAGTTAAAGTACAGATTCAGAGTTAGTTTTGAAAACTTTGGTGTATCAGGTGGTACAGTAGAATTAACAAAACAAGTAGCTGATTGTGGCAGACCTAACGTGAAATTTGCAGATCAGACTATTGAAGTTTATAACAGTAAGATTCACTATGCTGGTAAGCCAACATGGCAACCACTAACAATTAAATTACGTGACGATGTTTCTAACAACGTGACTAAATTAGTTGGCGAGCAAAATCAAAAGCAGTTTGACTTCTTTGAACAAAGCTCTGCGGCAAGTGCTGGTGATTATAAGTTCCTAACACGAATTGAAATGTTAGATGGCGGTAACGGTACTAACACTCCCACAGTGCTTGAAACTTGGGAATTGTATGGCTGTTACGTTGACAGCACAAATTATCAAACACTGAGCTATACTGGTGCTGCCGACGTTATGACTATTGATATTAGTATCCAATACGACAACGCACAGCAAATTGGGCCAGGCGCTGGTATGGGAACTGAAGGTTTTGGACAGAAACGTGCAGGTACTGCTACAACAGGTGGCGGCGTTCCTTACAGATAATCAACAAATTAAAAAAACCCGCTCAGCGGGTTTTTTAGTGACTAGTCATTAACTACGTAGTTAATATTTAAGATAAATATTATTATGGCCTTTACACCTAGCAAATATTTAAAATCACATAGTCCTACAAGTCATGTTTACTTGCGGGATCAACGTCACGCAAGCAGACTATTTGCAGACGATTCATTTAGACTTGCTCCAAAGTTTGATCATTTATTTCATGTATCTTTTAGTATAAATCCCGGCGCATTAAAAAGTATTGACTTATTACAACGACATAGAAACGAAATTAATATGCTGGTCAAAAGTATATCGTTACCTAAATTTACTATATCGTCAGAGACTGCTAATCAATATAACAGAAAAAAAGTAATACAGATGCAACATAAGTTTGAAAATGCAACAATTAAATTTCATGACGATAACATGGGTTTAATCAATCAATTGTGGCAAAACTATTACAGTTATTACTATGCAGATCCAACTAGTGCAAAAAATGGAACTGCTTATAACAGAAATGCAACTAAGAATTTTGATTTTATTACCACGCCATTTGGTTTAGATAACGGTAGCAATATTCCATTTTTTAACCATATAACAATTTATCAAATGGCTCGACATGAATTTGTAAGTTACAAATTACATAATCCGTTAATTGCCAGCTGGGATCATGCAGGGTTAGATTATTCCAGCACTAAGGTTCATGATAATACAATGACTATTTCATTTGAAGCAGTATCATATGGCGCAGGAACTGTTAGTCCAGAAACAGTAGAAGGGTTTGGTTTAGAACACTACGACGTTACCCCTAGTCCATTAGAAGGAGTTGTTGACTCTAATAGCCTAAGTCCAAGTTTTGTATCACAACAAAATGTTACCAGAAACAGTGCAGAAACATTAAACAACATTGTTGAGTCGGTTAACACTTATCAAAACACTCAGGAAAAAGCACTGCAAGGTACTCCAGGATTATTATCTACAAATTCAACACAAACTATTGGCGGTATACAAGGAATAACATTCCCAGTTAAAACAGCCGAGTCAACAGCAACTGAAGCTAAAAAAGTTAATCTAGGATAATATATGGCCAATAATTTACCGCAAGAGCAATCAAGTAAAGTCGATGCTAAACAATTTTTTGATAACTTCTTTGTACACGAAGTTACGTTTCCTGCCAACGAAATTGATGCCACTGTTGGATTCTTTATGAAACGAGGATTTGACACAGACAGTGCAAGAAGTACTGCAATTATTCTGCTTAATCAGTCGCGTGTTGATAATGTAAATGTATTTGTATTACTTGACAGTCTTAAAGGACTAACTGATGTTCAGCTTGGGCAAGTAGTTGCTCAGGTATTAAACTCATACAGAGAAAAAACAAGCATACTGGGGTATCATATTTCTACAATAGCAGACACTTACGAAAGTAGAAATATTTTAGTGTAATATGGCATCCAAATTTGCTCGCGGAAAATTTGTAATGAAACACCCAGAAAAATATGTAGGAAACAAAGTTCCTACATATAGATCTAGTTGGGAATGGAGTTTCATGAATTTTTGCGACAACAACAAAAGTGTACAAAAATGGGCAAGTGAAGCCATACAAATACCATATAGAGACCCGCTAACTGGCCGCCAAACAGTATATGTACCGGATTTTTTTATTCAGTATGTAGATAAAAACAGCAAAATGATTGTTGAGCTGATTGAAATTAAACCATCCAGTCAGCAAATTATTGAGCGTGTGGGCAAAAACAAATACAATCAAGCGCAGTTTATTAAGAATCAAGCCAAATGGAGTGCCGCCAATTTATGGTGTAAACAACAGGGTATCAAGTTTCGTATACTCAACGAAAATGATCTGTTTCATACCGGCACTGCATAAGTAATAATATGAAGAAACTTGAAGAAATTTTAAACCTTCCTGAAAGCAAAAAGCTGGTCACGGAAGAAGAAAAGAAAAAAGCCAAAGCTGAAGTCGCACAACCGTTCCTTCGCGACATGAGCGAATTTGACAAAATCTCAGCGGCATTGCCCGCAGTTAAAGGGTTAGGCGATGCTAGCGATGCTGAGTTTGATGCATTAGCGCAACGTGCTACGGATGCGTATGACGATTTGATGGACCTAGGCATGAATGTAGAAGCTCGCTACAGCGGACGTATTTTTGAAGTTGCTGGCGGTATGCTTAAAAATGCCATTGACGCTAAAGCCGCTAAAATTGACAAAAAACTCAAAATGATTGAGTTACAACTCAAGAAACAAAAGTTAGATAATGATTCAGTCCAAGAAGACAACAGTGTCAGTATACCCGGTGACGGCTTTATAGTAGCAGATCGCAATAGTCTATTGGAAAAACTACGCAATATGAAATAAATACATTATCAGGAATATACAATGAAATCATTTACACAGTATCTAGTAGAAAGCAAACGAGTCTACGAATTTAAAGTTAAAATTGCAGGTGATTGTCCAAAGGACTGCGCCGCAATTATTAAATCTGCTTTGGGACAATTTCAAGTGGAATCTTGCAGTGCAGGTAAAAGCACTCCAATACAAGAATCTCCAGCAGATTTTCCTAACCATAAAAATATTGGTGTAACGGTGTTTGATGTGACTACCAGCTATCCTGCAACTAGTTTGCAAGTTGCTACTTTGTTAGCAGAAAAATTACATAAGTCTGCACATGATGTTCGTGTACGCAATATTAAAGAAGAAGAAGAGCTTGCTATCAATAATCAATATGCTACTAAATCTGGAAAATCAGTTCTTGCTGACGAATACGAAAACAGCAATAATCAAGATCTAGTAGGCGAGAAAAAGAAAGAAAACTTTCTTAAAGAATTAACTAAAACTAAAAAAGAATTAGAACAAGTTAAAGGTGTTAACGATACGTTACTGGCTAAAAAAGTTCCTGTTGAAAAACAACCTAAGCAATCAAAAACAAAAGCTACTGGAAGTAAAAGTCCAATAGGAGGAAAATAACATGAACTTTACAGAATTATATCAACGTATTAGAAGTATAGACGAAGGAGCCGCTCCTTCAGAACCAACTGCACCTGGTGGCGTGATTAAAACAAAGAATCCTGACGGCACTGTTTCTTATAAGCCAAAAGTTCCAGGCGAAAGACTCAGCAGTACATTGCCAGGAAACCAAGCTGCCAAAACGTCAGATAAAACGGATAACACTAAAAAAGAACCAACTACTGCAAACGAATCATTGGAAGAGTGCGGTGATATGCCAATGGGTATGATGGGTATGAGTGGTCCACAAGGTCAGCAAGATAATTTAGATATGAATATCACATTGCACGGCTCAGGAGCCGGAGGTGTTCGTGATCTAATGAATATATTACGTGATATCGAAGGCAGCGATAATACTGATGTTCACAGTCACGATGTTAGCAAGTTATTCGGCGGTGATAATGATATTGAAGTTGCATTTGACGAAGAAATGGGCGACGGCGGGTTTGGATCAGCTACAACACATCCAGATACTAGCACAGCAGGCATTGACGCAGTCACTGCCACTGGAAACGACCTTGCCAGCAAAGGCGCAGAAGCAAGAAAAGTAAACGGCGGCGGCAATCCAATGCACGAAGCACTAGCATCTAAGTTATCTCAAATGTATCAAGAAATCAAAGAAGCTGGCGACAAAAAGACTATGAGTCGTGCGGCTAAAGGCTATGAAAAATACGGTAAAAAAGGTATGCAAGCATTAGCTAAAGCTGGTAAAGAAGGCAAAAACTTAGACAAGATTCGTGACAAGTATAACAAATACGATTAAACAGTATCCTAATCAAAATATCAAAAGCTACCTGCGGGTGGCTTTTTTTATGTAAATAATGTATGGCAAAAAGTTTAGATGGTGTAATCACCAAGAAAGCACATACCCGAGAAAAATTCACGGAAGATCAAGTTGTAGATTTATTAGCTTGCTCAGATCCAACCAACGGCTACTTGCATTTTTCTCGCAATCATTTTCACATACAACATCCCGTCAAAGGCAAGATGTTGTTCCAGCCGTTTGAATATCAAGAGCGGCTATTACACAGTTATCACGATTTTCGATTCAACATTAACATGCTACCGCGTCAGAGTGGTAAAACAACATGCGCCTCCAGTTACCTGTTATGGTTTGCAATGTTTCATCCAGATCAGACTATTCTAGTTGCCGCACACAAATACACAGGTGCACAGGAAATTATGCAACGTATCCGCTATGGATACGAACTATGTGCTGACCATATCCGATGTGGTGTGGTCAGCTACAACAAAGGGAGTATAGACTTTGACAACGGCTCAAGAATTGTATCAGCTACTACTACTGGTAATACCGGTCGTGGTATGTCCATATCCTTACTATATTGCGATGAGTTTGCTTTCGTACAGCCAAATATCGCCACTGAGTTTTGGACTTCAATTTCCCCGACACTAGCAACTGGTGGTCGAGCAATTATCACTTCAACGCCCAACAGTGACGAAGACGAATTTGCCATCATTTGGAAAGAGAGTCAGGACACATTTGACGAATATGGCGATGTACGTACAGACGGATTAGGGCGTAATGGATTCCACGGATTCCGTGCAGAATGGAATGAGCATCCAGATCGAGACGATGAATGGAAACGTGTAGAACTGGGACGTATTGGAGAAGAGCGATTCCGGCGTGAGTACGGTTGCGAATTTTTAGTATATGATGAAACCTTAATCAGTTCATTAAAACTGGCAGAGTTGCTGGGCCGAGATCCTGTTGAAAAAATGGGACAAGTTAGATGGTACAAACAGCCAGTAGGCGGAAACTTGTATTTGGCGGCATTAGACCCTAGTTTGGGCACAGGCGGAGATTATGCGGCAATACAAGTGTTTGAATTACCCAGTTTTACCCAAGTAGCAGAATGGCAACATAACTTGACCATTGTGCAAGATCAAGTGAAAATATTTAGAGATATACTAAAGAATTTAGAAGAAAAGATTGGTCCAGGTTATCCCAACAGCATTTACTGGTCTTGTGAAAACAACACGCTAGGCGAAGCGGCTCTGGTAGTTATTAAAGACATGGGCGAGGATACATTTCCTGGATTGTTTGTCAGCGAGCCAGTAAAGAAAGGTCATGTAAGGAAATTCCGTAAGGGATTTAACACTACCTTTGGTAACAAAATATCAGCGTGTGCCCGATTAAAATTCCTTATTGAAGGAAACAAAATGCGGATTCTCAGCAAAGGACTAATCAGTGAACTAAAGAGTTTTGTTGCATCGGGTACCAGTTTCAAAGCCAAATCTGGGCAAAATGATGACTTGGTAAGTGCATTATTGCTGATAATCCGCATGAGCGTGGTGCTGGCAGATTGGGATCCTCGGGTATTTGAAACCCTAAGTGTAAACACAGAATTTGGCGAAGAATGGGACGCACCATTGCCTATATTCATTTCCTCAGGC